AGCGGCTCGACGAGGACTCAGAAGGTGCTCGCGGTTGCGGGTGGGGCCATCAAGATCGCGAACGTCTCCGGAGGAACCTGGGACGATCCGACCAAGGGAAGCACGACGGCCGCTCCGGCCCTGAGTGCGGCCTCGGAGTACATCTCGGCGGTGACGCTGTTCCGACAGCGGTTTTTCACCGACTCGGTGAACTACTTCGTCTACGACCTGGCGACAGACACCGTGGCTCCCTTCGTGGCCAACCTCGGAGTCGTAGAGCCACGCTGCAAGCTGTTCGAGGCCTGGAATGGCCGCCTGGTCGCGGCACGTTCGGCGGACGACCCGCACGGCTGGTTCATGTCTCGTGCAGGAAACCCCTACGACTGGGACTACTTTCCGCGCTCTGGAGAGGTCGATCCCACGACTCCGGCCGCGGGCACAAACTCGGATGCTGGCCGGATCGAGGACGTCATCAACGGCCTGATCCCGTGGAATGACCAGTTGCTCTTCTTCATGTGCGATCACCAAATCTGGCGCATGACGAACGACCCGATGGACAACGGCCGCGTCGATAACGTCTCGAAGACGGTCGGCATGGCCTTTGGTGCAGCGTGGGCGCGCGACCCGAACGGGGTGCTGTACTTCTACTCGGTCGAGGGCGGGGTCTACCGGATGGCGCCGACAAGTCTCCCCGAGCGGATCAGCGTGGGCTGGATCGAGAAGAGGCTGCGCGACGTGGACCTCACCTCGAGGCTCGCCAAGCTCGCCTGGAACTACACCCGTGAGGGCCTCGAAATCTTCCTCACGGCGCGGGACGGGGCGGGGGCTACCCAGCAAGAGCACTACTTCTGGGAGCAGATCACCGGGGCCTGGTACCCGGTCACGTTCTCCAACGTGAGTCACGAGCCGAGTTCTGTCCTGGTGCTCGACGGAGACGCGCCTGGTGATCGTGTTCGCCTGGTGGGCTGCGAGGATGGGTACGTTCGCAAGCAAGATACGGCCGAGCTGGATGACGATGGGAGCGCGATCGACTCCTTCATCATCCTGGGCCCGTACGCGCTGCCCGGCCTTGATCGAGAGATCCGCCTGGTTCGCGGACAGATCACGCTCTCCAACACGATCCCTGGCGGAGTGAACTGGAAACTCTATTCGACCGACAAGGCCGACACGCTGGGAGCGCCGGTCGCCCAAGGGCACGTCCAGCCTGGGAGAAGCCGGAACATCTTCACGATGCGTGGGCGCGGGGAGATGTTTTTCCTCGAGCTGCGAAGCAACGCCGTCGGTTCGGCCTGGGCTCTGGAGAAGGGCGTTCTCTCGTTCGAGCTGACCGGCTCACGTCGGAGAGCGAGGGTCTGATGGTCAATCCGAGGAAGGCCCTCCAGCGACTCAACCGGAAAATAGGCCGGCGCTCGGTGTCACGCCCGAATCCGAGCCTTGGGCCCAACGATCCTTCCATTGTGCGCTCTCTCGGAGGTGACCGGGGCGGGAACTACGAGTGGCCGATCCATGTCCGTGCGGTCCGCGGGCGTGCGGGCGTGATCGAACTTGTTACCACTGGGGTCATCGACGCCGACCGGGGACTGATTGTCCCGGAGGCAACACCCGAGTATGTCCTTCCCGATCCGCTCAACCTCACGCTTGGACTCACCCTGGATGGGAAGTCTGTCGCAAACTACTGGAGCATCATTCATTCTGAGGACGCGACGGCTTCTGGAACTGGTGCCGGTGATTTCCCGGCGTTGACCGGCGACGACCGCTTCTTGGTCGATCTGACACAGTTTGATGAAGCTCGCCTGTCGTGCGACGTCCAGACGCCAGCCTCGGGCGGAAATGCCATGCGGCTTCGCTGGGCTACCTCGCACGGGGGTTCGTACACCTCTCTCGATGGGACAGGCTCGAACACGCTCTCGACGACCAGCACAGGCCGCAGTACGACGGGTTGGTATTCCATTTCGGAGACGGCCCAGGCTGCCGGTGAGGTCTTCATGGAGATTCGCAAGGACAGTGGGGGTATTACGGCTCCTCGCGTGAAGCGCCTCCAGGTCGAGCTGAGGCACAATCTGTGATGGAGCGCGTCAAGACACGAGAAGACCTTGAAGCCTTGCTTCCCCTGGCGCGCGCGTTCGCATCCCAGGAGAATGTCGTGTGCGGTCTCGACGAGCGCCTCTGGCTTGATCGGTGGGAGGTCTACCTCGAGCGCGGGTCCGCGATCTTCTGCCTGCGGGACGAAGCGGGGAAGCCGATCGGGGCCATCGGCGCTCACCTGTACGAGAACGGCCTCGATGGAGTGACCGAGGCCAAGGAGGCTTTCTGGTTCACGGATCCGGACCACCGGGGAGGTGGGCTCGAACTGCTCGGTGCCTTCGAGGCATGGGCTACGGACCGTGGCGCGGAGCGAATCTGGATGGTCCGTCTCGACGGCTTGCGTGAGCGAGCCATGGATCGAGTGTACGCTCGACGCGGTTATCGGCCCGTGGAACGGGCATTCTGCATGGAGGTTCGCTGATGGCGCATGATGTGGTGAGCGGGGTCCTCGATCCGATCACTGGGGCGAAGGAAGCCAAGTCGGCCGAGAACAAGAACACGAAGAACGTCAAGAAGGCGATCGAGGCTCTCAATCTGGCATTCGGCCAGAGCCTTGCAACCCAGCAGGATGCCCTCGGAATCTTTCGTGAGGGGTTCAGCCGAGTCTTGGGGGACATCAACACCCTGGGCGACGTCAGCCGGCAGGGTGCACGAGATCAACTAACGCAGAGCCTCGGGAGCTATCGACAGACGGGTCTCGGACGCGGGCTCTCGAGTTCCACGGTCCAGCAGAACTTCGAACGCGGCGCGCGCCGAAACTTCGTGGACGACCTGGCTCGGATCAACGAGGGGCTGGCCACGCTCAAGTCGAATGTGCGCCTTGGCGGATTGCAGATGGAGACGGGGCTCCTCGGCGGGATCGCCCGCTCCCAAGAAAACCGCGGAACCGCGGAAGCGTCCTTCCGGTCCGGTGTCCAGTACCAGGCCCCCCCCAGCATTCTCCAACAGCTTGGTGGGGCGCAAGGAATCGCCTCTATAGCGGCGCTGTAAGGAGGCACCCAAAATTGTTTTAATCGAACTCGCTCCCTCCTCTGGCGCAGCCGCCCTCGGAGCCGCTGGAACCGTTGCTGCCGGCCTTGGCATGGCCAAACAGCAGCAGGCCGAAGAGGAGCGCAAAAACAAGGCGGTGAGCCTGGCTGAGCGCCGTCTGGCTCTGATGGAGCAGGCCGCCACGACCGAGCGCGAGACCCGTGCCCGACTGGTGTCCGAACGGATGAAGCGGGTGGAGCTGCAAGAGCTTGAGCGTCGCGGCCTGGGAAACGATGCGAGCATTCAGCGTGTAGCCGGACAGGAGGCCATGGGTGCCTTCATGGGGGGCGCGAAGGCCGGCGGCGTCGGTGGGATGGCGGCGGCGGCAGCCGGTGGAGCGGCGGCGACCGCGCGCAAAAACGAGAACCAGCGCGCGCTCGATGCGGTCTTCGAGGGCCTGAGCCCGGAGCTGCGGGATCGCGTCATCCAGGAGGGAAGGCTCGCTCAACAAGAGCGGTCCATGGACGCCTACGCGGCGACCCTTCTCAAGAAGGTCAGGATGCTCGACCGGGCCGAGGACGTGCTCCCCGGCCACGACGATGTGCTGGGCCCGATGGCCGATCAGATCGAGAAGATGCTCCAGAGCGGCGACGCGGCAACCCCGCAGGGCCAGCAGGCGCTCCAGCAGATCGAGCAGCAGGTTCAGAATCTCCAACAGGAGAACATGAACGATCAGATGCGGAAGGTCCGCGCTGACACGCTCGAGCAGGGGATGATGACGATGGCCGCGGGGAACCCCTTCCTCACGGCGACAGCGGCAGGGATCGCGCTCGCGAACCGGAACGGGTTCTATGAGACCGCTGACGATGCCTGGGGTGACTGGCTCGTGGAGTGGAACCCCGGAGCCTTCAAGGCTGGCTTGAAGAAGACGGTTGAGTCCCAGGTCCGCGAGGAGGTGATGAAGCTCAGGGCTGCGGCAGCCTCGAAGCTGACGACAACGGACAGCATAACGGGCAAGCGCAACCCCCCGACCGCCGATGAGATCGACGAGTACGTTGCCCTCGTGTACACGGACGAGGATGCAGCGATGTCACTGGCACACTCGAAGGCCGATGCGGCTGCCGTTCAGGGCAAGGCTGCTGACAAGATGGCCGAGTTCGACAAGTTGCGCCACGACCGCAAACTCGACGTCTACGCGACCAAGCTCCCCGGTGCCGGTGAGTCGTGGAAGACCCTTTCCCAGGGCAAGCGCAAGGAGCTAGTGCAGCGGATCGTGGTGGGCGAGGACCCGCAGCAGGTGTTCGCATCGTTCAACGTCAACCCGGACGACGCACCCCCGAGGGTGATTGAGTTGCTCGCGGAATGGCTGGGCTCTCAGCGGCGATAGCCCATGCCTCAGGACGCCCTACAGGCCCTCTACGATGCTCGCGGAGAAGCGCGGCCTCAAGAATCTTCGAGGCCCTCCAGTCCGTTTGTCGAGGATGTCGCGCTGTCATCCGAGGACGAGGCCACGTTTCAGTCGTGGTATGCCGATCATGCTAAGCGGCTGGGTCTGAGCCCGAACCCCGATGATCCGCGGCACCACTACTTCTACCGTCGCGCGTGGCAGGCCGGTGCTGAGCCGGGGAAGGACGGGCACTGGCCCTCGGTGTTCAAGGAAGCAGAGCATCCGAACCGCTTCGTCAACGGAATAGACACGGTAACCGGGAAGGCTGTTGGTGGAGCTCTCGATGCTCTGTACGCGGCGCGTGGAGAGGCCGTTCCGCAGCGAGTGAGCGCCACTGGGAGGCCGCTGGGCGAAGATGCGGACAC